CCTTTACGGACGCGAACGCACCGGTACCCGAGTGTTTAACAGCGCTCCTCCGGGATGGGATCTCCGAGCTACCAGACAACGGATTCAAAACCCGTTACCTGAAGCAGGAGATGATGTCGAAATTCGTCAGTGACGATACCGACCCTCCCGCTTTACGTCGACAGCGTGCCATTGAAAAGTGGTTAGCCATCGAAGTAAAGAACGCGGATACAAATGCCAAACTGCTTTTTATGGACGAGGAATATAATATTCTCCCTCGTCTCAGTTGGGCTACGTTCCGCGCCAAAGCGCGTTCTGTTATCGATTCGATTATCGGGGCTACGCCCACAGAGGAAACCCTAATAGGGTCTTTCTCTGGGGGTGCCTCGACAAGTCGCACGCGTACTTCCAGCTTTCCGGCTGGGAAGTATCTCGGCAAAGCAGACGTCACTGCAGACGCCTTGGGTGTATTCTTAACCGTGGTTAAGGGTCTGCCCGGATGGCTGCAGTTCGCCGATGATATTGATTTCAATATTGTTGGTGGTAACGAGCTGTTTACTGTACCCAAGAAGACAGATATTGACCGGGTTGCTTGTAAAGAACCCGACATCAATATGTTTCTCCAGAAGGGCGTAGGCAATCACATTCGTGGGTGCCTGCGGCGTAACGGAATCGACTTGAATGACCAATCCCGTAACCGCGAGCTTGCTCGCTTGGGGTCGGAGTTCAATTCCTTGGCTACGCTGGATCTCTCCAGCGCTAGCGATTCTGTCACTGTTCAGCTCTGTGCTGAGCTCCTTTCTCCTGCGTGGTTTCATCTTCTGATGCAGCTACGTAGTCCCGTTACTTATATCGACGGGGAGCAACATGTCAACGAGATGATCTCGAGTATGGGAAATGGTTTCACGTTCGAGCTGGAGAGCTTGCTCTTCTATGCTCTGGCGCGGACCACCGCCTACTTCGAGGGCATCCGTGGCGTCATCAGCGTGTATGGGGACGATATAATTGTCCCTACTGCTCTTGCTGAGCAGCTCATCTGGGTGTTGTCTGTGATGGGCTTTTCGATTAATCTCGAGAAGTCCTTTGTGGATGGTCCTTTCAGAGAAAGCTGTGGTGGCCATTATTACAATGGCTCTGACGTTACCCCATTCTATCTTAGGAAGCCGGTGAAGACCCTGGTTGACCTTATTCACGCAGCAAACTCGTTGCGTAAATGGGCTGGCCGAGGCGCTCACTCGATCTTGGATCTCGAAGTGTATCCCTTATGGGAGATGCTTCGAGATGAGGTCCCTAAGAGTCTTTGGGGGGGCCGTGATCTTGAGCTCACGACGCAACTCGTGACGCCGCATCATCCGCGCAAGCGGCTGGTTCGGCTGAGCGAGGAGCGTCTCCTTTCTCCTACACAGGAGAAGGGCGCTTTTGTTCATTGGCTTAACACCACATGGG